TAATTCTACAGAAGTTTGTTGGAGCCCCAGTAATTACAAAGGACGGAGTCTCTGTTGCAAGAGAGATTGTCCTAGAGGATCCCATAGAGAATTTGGCCTGTCAACTAGTTAAGGAGGCTGCTGGCAGAACGGCAGATATGGCTGGTGATGGAACCACTACAGCTACGGTCCTAACACATGAGATTTTTTCTAGAGGTAATAAACTTATCTCAAATAACTACAACCCACTTCACCTAAAGAGGGGCTTGGAATGGGCTAGGGATCAGGTTATTAAAAAACTAGATGATATAACAACAGTTGTTAGTGACTTTGAGTCTTTAAAAAATATTGCAACAATATCTGCCAATAATGATCTTGAGATGGGAAGAGTTATTGCTGAGGCTTTTGAAAAAGTTGGTCTTACTGGGACTGTAACTGCTGAGGCTTTTCCAGGAAATAGCTCATACGTAAGAGTTACTGATGGCCTAGAGTATGATAAAGGATATATCACATCAAACTTCTTATTAGAGGGCCATTCTGATGTAGTTCTAGAAAATGCTGCAATAATTCTAACAACACATGAACTAACAAATTTAAACGGTTGGATTGAAATTCTAAATGATCTCAGCAATTCTCAAACACCAGTCTTACTCATATGCAGGTCACTCAAGCAAGAAGCTTTGGCCACCTTAGTAGCAAATAATAAATTAGGTAGAATTAAGATTGCTGCCACAGAGATCCCCCACTATGTTAGAAATGCCAATGAGTGGTTAGATGATCTATCAATCTTGCTAGGAACTAAAATCATTGGTCCACAATATGGGCTTGAACCACAAGATCTGAAGAGATCAGATTTGGGATTTGCAAAAAAGATTGTAGTTGGAAAGTATAGTACAAAAATAATTGAAAGCAAAAAAGACGAAAGAAGACTAGAAGAGAAGATGGACACATATAAAGACGATATGAAGAAGCTTCTTTCTGATACTGATAGACATGATGTAAAAAAGAGATCAGAGTTTTTAACTAACAAGGCGGCAGTAATTGTTGTTGGATATAATACAGAGTTGGAATTAAGAGAGAAGGGCGATAGGCTAGACGACGCTTTGGGTGCAACCCGTGCCGCAATTGACGAGGGATGCGTTCCTGGGGGCGGTGCGGCTCTAGTTAGGGCTGCGTCTAGGGTTAGGCTCTCCGATGCTCCAGCTGAAATCAGGGAGGCTGCACAGGTCCTTCTAGACTCCTGTTGTAGACCACTCAGGCAGATTGCTCAGAATGCATTTCAAGATCCAGATGAGATTCTTAGAAAGACTTTAGAAATGGAAGATTGGAAAATGGGATTTAATGCATCAAATGGAAAATGGGAGGACTTACTTGCCTCAGGCGTTATTGATCCAAAAAAAGTTACAAGAACAGCTCTAGAAAACTCGACAAGCATCGCCTTGCTGCTTATAAATACAGAGGCGATAGTCTCTGATGCTCCAGAGAAACCAACGGGCTGGCAGCCACCCGCTGGATGGAGGCCTCCAGAAGACTCTGGTCTAAATCATAAATACTAGGAGTAAATAATGGCGAAAGGCGAAGAAAAGATTATGTCCGATGGAGAGGCGTGGAAGCAACTAGAGGAGCTTTTTGGCTCTGACTCTGTTGTCAGACCAGACGCTGTTGTTAAAACTGATGTTGTTATGACAACAACTCCCTCTCTAGATAGAGCCTTAGGCGTAGGTGGTTGGCCAAGAGGAAGGTTAATTCAGCTAGCGGGAGCACCTAGTTCTGGAAAGACTCTCTTGGGATTGCTTGCCATCGCCAATTGGCAATCTGAGCATCCAGATAATTGCGCTGCCTTCTTAGATGCTGAGTATACCTATAGCGCAGAATGGGCTGCAAAATTTGGTGTAGATAATGACAGAGTTTATCTCATAAAGAGCAACGAAGCTGCTAAGATTTTTGGCGGTTTAGTAGGAAAGGTAAAGAAAAATGCTGCCACTGGAAAACTAACAAAGATTCCTGGCTTGTTTGATATGATCGCGGCTAATCAGAGCATCTCATATGTTCACCCAGAAACAAAGAAGAAGGTCAATTTAAATTGTGGAAGAATGGGAGTCATTGTATTAGACTCTATTGCAAATCTCCAGGTTCCACAGGAAATAGAGGCTGATGTTGGAAAGTCTTTAATGGCTGCAGTTGCAAGATTTTTAACTGTAGAGTTAAAGAAATTAACACCAGGAGTTGCAAAGGCTAATGTAGCAATGATTGGTATTAATCAGGTAAGAGTTAATCCGGGCCAAATGTATGGAAACCCAGAGGATACGCCTGGTGGAAAAGCCTTAAAGCATGCTTGCTCTATCATGGTTGAGGTCGGTCCAATGTCTGGCGTTGACAATCTAATTCTAGATTCTAGAGAGGAGAAACAGGGACACAAGATTAGGGCTAAAATTACAAAGAATAAGTTAGGAGCTCCATTTAAGGTTGCAGAGTTCTTTGTAGATTTTAGATCTGGAGTTGTTAGAAAGGGAGAGGAGCTACTAGAGCTTGGTGTTAAACTGAATCTCTTTGAAAGACCAAATAATAGAAGTTATGTCATCAATGGTGATAAACTCAGTTCTAGAGATATTGCAATAGAATATTGCGAAAAAAACAAAGTTTCAGTTGAAAAGATGATTAGGGAGCACTATCTATCGGGTGCAGACTCATCTTCTGATATGGCAGCAGAGATTGAGCAAGAGGATACCGATAATCCTTTTGAAGAAAAAAATGAAGGAGAAAATGTATGATTCTCAGGTGCAACCAAGGATGTAGGCTAAGTGACGGAACAACTGATGGATCTCTAGATCTAGACACTAATGAGATTGTTTGTAATTCATGTGGTGAAAACTTAAAGGGAATGTCTGACTTTGCAAAAATTTCCATGAAAAATATAGGCGATATCAAGAGGAAGAATAAAAAGAAAGCTTTTGTCTTTTCATGTAAGACATGTAATAAAAATGTTGAAACAGAAGTAGTCGCTGGAAGAGTTTCTGGAAAGGGATGTACTAGCGGTGGATGTTCAATCAACATTACCGAATTCATGGTTAAAGTGATAGAGCAAAACCAGCGAACAGATTTTGAGGGAACCAAGTAACATGAAGGATAGGGCAAACGAAATATCGAAATTAATTGACATTTGCCATCTAAATTTAGAAAAATCAGATCAATGCTTAACCTATCTACGTAAAAATAGAAGGCTAAGTCTTGATCTGATTAACAAATATAAGCTAGGATTTTTTCCACAAAATGTTGGAAAGCTAACCCAGCATGTTGATGAGGAAGCCTTAATTAGTACCAATATTATTTCTAGCTATAAAGGTAGTGAGTTTTCAAATTATTTCTATTTAGTGATACCATTAATAGACGAGTATGGCACTTCCGTGGGGATTAGCGGCAGGGCTCTAGCAAATGACGAAGAGAGATCTTATTTGGGAATTCCCAAATATAAAAATTCTTCTTTTAAAAAAGCAAATTATTTATTCGGATTAAATTTTTCTAAAGAAAAAATAATAAATTCTAGTAATGTTTATGTGGTTGAAGGTTACTTTGATCAAATTGCAATGACACAAAGAGGCATTGATAATTGTGTTGCCATTTGTGGCACTGCATTTTCACAATATCATTTTTATAAACTTTCAAAATACTGTGATAAACTTACATTTCTCTTGGACTCTGATGAGGCTGGTCAGAAGTCCGCAGAGAGGATTTATTCTAAGTTTCTAAACAAAGGTATTAAATTGAGGTTTCTAAAAATTCCAAAACCTTATAAAGATGTTGATGAATATTTTGCAGAACCATCTAAGAACAAATCTTCTTTTTTTAAAGAATTCAAACAAATTATTCCAGAGGATTGGGGATGAAAAAAAAGAGCAAATCATATCAATACAAAATTGTAGAAGTCTCATTTGACTATGCAAAATTATCTAATTTTTCAGAAAATAGAGGAATATCCGCTATTCTTACTGAAAACTCTTATAGCGATATAATGCATGATTTAAGAGACAAACTTTTAGAAGAGCTATATGAGGTAATTCATGGGAATGTTCTGACGGAACATCAAAAGAAAATTCTGTTCATGAGATTGATGGGAAAGACACAAAATGAAATTGCCACCCATCTAGGGATAACACAATCTGCAGTTCACAAGGCCATGCATGGAAACATTGATTATAAAAATCAAAAGAAAAGATATGGCGGAATTGTGAAGAAGTTAAAAAAAATATGCTTAAATGAGCCCAAGATAAAAGACATTCTTAGTGAAATGTCTAAATCAAATAATATTATTGAAAATTCTCCTACTAATTTCTTTTCAGAGTTATAAATACCTGTAAATTTATCTATTAATAAAAAAAAACAATCTTGGAGAATCAAAGATGAAAGAGCTAGATAACGTCTTATTTGATTTATATCAAAAAAGAATTACTGATGTAAGCAAAAAGAACAAAATAGCGTTTGATGAAGCCGTTGGTTTAAAAAAGATTGCTTTTGATATTTATAAAGTAATGAATGATCAATATAATGACCTTTGGAGAGTAGAAGATATTGACGGATCAAGATTCTTAGTAAGAAGCTCTGACCCAAAATATCAAGTAAAAGAAGGTGGTGATTGGTCAGCCGTCTCTAGTTATGATGGTAAAATTGTAACTCTTGCCTATAAAAATGTTCCTGTCTGTAATTTTCCACCAGATGACTATGGCTTTTCTACTGATGACGTATTTACATTCAAGAGTGCATTATTAGATGAGGTATCTCAAAATAATGAGTTTGTAAAAAGTGTTTTTAGCTCTCAAGCAAAATCAAAAAAGGAAGCTCTCACAAATGTCTTCCCAGAGCTTAAGAAATTTGTATAAGGAAATAAAATGAAAGATATTAAAAATATAGCAAGAGAAGCAAAGAAGGCCCTAGAACATCTTCAGAATGGAAAGAGCTACCCAACTAGCTATGTACTAGATAGACTTGAAAAGGCTGCATCTAGAAATTCTGGCGATTCAGTCATCGGTCACTTTAGAGATGTGATTCAGAAGGTTGCAAAGTCAAATCATTTTGTAACACAGGCTCAATTAACCGATCTTTATCACGAACTAGCAGGACTAGGCGGTGGAAGGGACAAGTTCAGAAGAGAGCTTGGAGATATGATCTTTGAAAGAAAGGCTCCAATCATTGAAAAAGATGCTTCTTCTGCAAGGGTTTCATACGAAAATGGTATGCTACCACTCTACGGAGAGTCAGAGGCCTCTAAAGAGTTCTCAGGTGTCTTTTCTCTGGAAAAAAAATCCTTCTCTTCTCTATCTGACAATGTTATAAAGAAGGCTGAAAAATTTACTAAAGTTCAGCTTACATCACTTGGATGTACTCCAACTTCAGTAACTGCAGTACACCACAATGAACACTTCGTCCTATGCAAAGCATCAGTAGATACATCTGATCATACACAGGTAGACATATCTATTCCTGTAAAAATTGCTAGTGGCATTCCATCAATACCCGATTCATTTATTCAGCAGGACAAAGTTGTAAAACTCAATAAAGAGAATTTATACGTTCATCTCAAAGACAAACAGAATTTCAAAAAGAAAGCAGCCAAGTCATCCTTTGAGGGTCAGAGGGCAGCTCATGATTTCAGAATAGATACTCCAGTTATTCCTGTTGCTCTTGAGAAATTTGCAGAGCTTGAGACAAACCTAATTGCAGCTACCTCAAGGTATTCCAAGGACCAAATTGGACTAGCAAGTAGAGTCCTAGAGGTTGAGCTAAAGGGAATGGGGGTTTCTAGTCCCCAGATTAGGATCGTCTCCTCTGATGATAGATTCTTAAACCTAAAGGCAGAGATTCCAACTGCTAGCGGTAGAGTTGACATTGTTGTTCCAGTAGAGTTTTCTTCTGGTAGGCCAATAATCCCAACAACATTTAATGTTGGTGGTGAGCTATATAAGATGAATTCTGAATCAATTAAAGCTCTGATTAAGACTGCCAAAAAATCTGGATTAGAATCAATCTCTAGAGAAGCAGAATCAATGGAAAGACTTTCTCATGATCAGCTTTTAGATAGAATGGTTTCAGGTGTAAGCCGTGGAGATCTTAAGACAGCAGAAGATGCACTAAATACCATAGAGATAAAATTTGGTGGACAATTCTATATTTCTGCACTAGATAAGTTTTCAAAATTACTTAAGCACTCTTCAAATGGTGACAAGAGAGATGGTCTCATTAAAGAGGCTCTGAAGAAGGGTGACTTTATCTGGGTCCCAACATCGGTTGAACCATTCTGCCCAAAGCTTGGACTTCCAGCATCAAAGGTTGATTTTGACGTAAAGGGAAGGCCAGTACCAGCAAGAAAGGCTATGGCGGAGGGAATAGAGGGTGCGTTAATTAGTACCTCAAAGGTTGTACTATCATGAAGAAGAAAGCCCTAAATGATCAGCATGGAATATTCCAAAATTTTCAATCTGGCGTAACTGAATATAACACAAGGGAAAGCTATTTAGCGCAAAGAGGCGGAAA